CCCCGACACCAGCACGCCACCCGCAACCGGCGGCAACGGTAACGGCACAGGCAACGGGACGTTCTCATGAACTGGGACATCAACTTCATCGCTTTCTTCGTGTTTGGCCTAACCGTCGGCCTGTTCGACGGCTGGCTCTGGATGCAAGGCCGCAAGACCATCTCCGAGCGTGCATGGGGCATCAACCAGCACACCCTGGCGTTCGCTTTCATTTTCGGCCTGCTGGCCGGTCACTTCTTCACGGTGCCAAAATGATCACAGTTCCTGAAGTCTCCTACACCTATCACGCCACGGTTTTACGCGTCGTTGACGGCGACACAGCCGAACTCGATGTGGACCTGGGCTTCGACGTCCACTTCCGCATATCAGTGCGGTTCAAAGGCTACAATGCCCCCGAATTGCACGGCCCGAACAAAGCCCAGGGGCAGGCGGCGAAAGAGGAGTTGACGCAACTTCTCAGTGATCATTCCATCATCATCAAAACCGACAAGCTCTTCAGTCAGAGCTTTGCACGCTACCTTGCAACCGTCTATGCCGGAACGGCCGATGGATGGGTCTCCGTGGCCGAGCACATGACGGCAAAGGGTTTCAACGTCAAGCAGGGGCAGTAAGCCCGTTTCAACTGTCAAGTGATCCTTGACACCTCATCGGCCTCGGCGCTCGGTTCGAAGGTTCCACTCGGAACCTGAAAACCTTGTCACCGAGGCCCTTTCGCATGCCTTCGCCTTATGAAAACCTGTTGAATCAGATCAACCGTACGCAGGCCCGGCACACAATCATTGCCGCACTCAGCGCGGGCGGATTAACCGCGATTGCCGTTCTCTCCGCCGATCTTCCCAAGATCGTCGATGCCACTTCCCCACTCGGAATGGCACTCCTCACCGTCATTGGTTGCGCCCAGTGGTTCTTGAACACGGGTAAAAAGTAATGACACCAGGGCACGAATCCCTCTTTCACGATCCGGGACTTCTCACCGCGCCACTTTGGTTCGGATATTCCGGTTGGACGGTCGCAATTGTTGCGAACCAGCCGGAGGACTCCATCGTGATCGCGCTCATCAAGATCGTGCCAGCCATGTTCGCCGCCACGGCGGGCATCTTGCAAGTTTTCTATTCGGTCAAGATCAAGCGGGAAAAGCTCGCCGTTGAACGAGAGCTCCGCCTTGAGCGGCTCAAACGCGAATTCCCGGACCCCGAATGATCATGAACACCATCTCGCCCAGCGAATCAAACGACAACCCGCTCATGACAGGCCGCCCCATGGGTTTTGGCCTCACGTGGATGCTCTTCTGGCCCATCTTTCAAGTGGTCGCCAAGGCCATGATCCGCAACCTTGTGCCGTACCTGCTCGACAAGCTCCGCCAAGAGCTGCTCACCGGGCAGCCGGCCGCGATCTCGGATTCTGAGATCGAATCCCTCATTCAGAGCCAGCACCAAAATCTCAAAGGAACCTACCATGCCCGATACCTTGCCGCTCGACCCGCAAATTCAGACGGCGATCGATGAAATCGCCACGGGCTTTGACACCAAGATTCAAGCCGCGAAAGCCGAAGCCAAGGCGGAAGCCGAAGCCGCCGCTGCCGCCGCTCTTGCCGCGAAGGACGCCGAACTCGAAGCCGTGAAAAAAGAGGGGATCCTGGCCGCCTTGGCCGGCGTCAAAAGTCGGCTCGGCATTTAAACTGACAACCGCCGCCGTGGTGATTTTTATCGTGCGCAAGCCCCTTTTCGCATTCATGGCGTTCTTATTGGCGTCAGGCCCTGCGCCCGAGCCGGCCGCGCCTGATTCCGCCCCTGTCGTCGCCCAGTCGTTGCCGCCCCTGGCCGACTCATCTTGGGCTTTTACCGACAATGGAACGCTCTACCTGGTCGGCAAGACATCCGGCCAGGTGATCAAAATCAGGGCGGATAACTCATCGCCCAACATCGAACCCGAGAAGCCTCGGCCGAAGCCTGTGCCGGTTGATAATTTTCAACCTGTCGCGGCCTTTCTTTTCTTCGACGCGCAACATCTCACGGTCGATCAAGCCGCCATCAAGACGGACTCGAGTCTGAAAGATGCTGCAAGTCGTGCGGGCGTGCCTCTGTTCTGTGCTTTCGCCGATGATCCCGACTTCACCGGCCCGACCTGGCAAGCCGCCATCAACCGCACCGGCACGCCGTGCATGGTCTTGCTCGACAAAGCGAACAAGCCAAAAACCGTCAAGATCAACTCGCGGGCCGACGTGTTGGAGGCTCTCAAATGAATTTCGACGAAGCGGACATGACAGATCGCTTGATCCGCACCGACGACGGCGTGGAGCGAAAGCTCTTCTCGTTCCCGACTCATGAATCACTTCTCATGAGTTATGCTCCGGATTTCACCATTCCGGACGTGCCGAAAAGTGATTGGCGCGAGTTTGAGTACGACACGTCTTGGAAACGAATCGAAGACCAGGGGCAATATGGTGCGTGCGTTGGTCACGGCAGTGGCAACGGCGTTCAATGGGCCCGATGGCTCGCCGGCATGGGCCGCGACAGGCTCTCGCCTTGGTACCCGTACTCGCTCCTCTGCAACGGCCGCGACGTGGGGGCGAGCCCATATGCCGCCCTTGACTTGCTGAAAGCACGCGGAACGTGCCCGTTCGACATGGTTCCGTGGGGCACAATCAATCCCCAATGGCTGACTCCAGCCGCCCATGAGTCGGCTAAGCGTTTCCGCGTGCTGCGCGGGCCCAGAATCACCGGTTTTGATCAACTCATGTCGGCCGTGCAGCTCGGTTTTGTCGTGGTCGGCACGCTGCACGCTGACAACGGAATCAGCACTCTTGACCAATACGGCGTGAGCCAGAATCGCCCAGGTGCGCACAACCACTGCATCCTAAAAGGTGTCGGTGCCAAGCGACTTCCAAGCGGCGAATGGGCCGTGAAGTATGAGAATTCATGGACCGCCGCATGGGGCTCGAGTGGCTTTGCGTGGGGCACGCGGGCGACGTTCGATGGTTCCTATGCCGAAGAGTTCGCCATCGCCACGGCGGCGTTCGACCCGGCGACATACACTCCGCCAGTTCGGCTGGCGTGACAGACCGTTCGAACCAAGGACCAAGCCCATGTTTGCTACTTTTCTCGCTGCCGCACTCATCAGCCAATGCCCAGGCGGCACATGCCCGCCGCAGGCTCAGTTTGTGGCTGTGCCGCAGCTTTTCGTTTTTGTTCCCGCCCAGCCTGTCCCCGATCAGAAGGAGGTGCAAGTGCTCTCAAAGGAGACTGTCACGGTCACCGAGACCGTGCGAACCACTCAAAAACGAGCTTCCGGCCTGATCGGGAGGGGGGTGATCCTAAAACCATTGCTCGGGATCAGAGCCGGCCGACAATGCGCAGGCAATTGAAACTCGGTGCCTTGGGAGAGGGGCCGGGCCACCGTCGCGAGACTGGGGGCCCGGCTCTTTCCGCTTTTACTGGAGGGCTCAATCTTGGACATACAAACGCTCATCTTTCGCCGCTGGCAGCTGTGCGTAGAAACGCCGCTCGGCGTGCCGCTGACCACGTACGAGACCGCAACGGGCATCACGCCGCCCTATGCTTCGGCAGAGTATGCGACGAAGGATATTCCGATCAGTGCGGGGCGATCTCTTCAGGAGCACACCGTGCGAATCACGGTTTATGCTCCCGACGAGCGAAAAATCGAGGCCGTTTTTATGGCATGCGGCTTGAATTCGACAGTTCCACTAGGTTTTCACCGCGTCGAGATCGGCGACAAGACTGTCAAAGCCGTCGCCCGAATCACCGACGCGGGCCTGCCGAAGTTCGAGCCCGACCCGTCACTCGGCGGTGGTCGGTGCTATTCACGGGTTCTCGTCTTGTTTGTGCGAACGGGGAGTAAGTAGCAATGCCTGATTTGAACTATATCGACGGCTCTTCCGGCACGCTCAAGGTCGGAACCACGGAATTCTCGGTGGAATCCTGGAACGGCAAGATCGAAGCCGGCATGAACAGTTATGCCGCCTCGAAAAATGGCGGCTGGGAAGTGCACCGCAAGAGCTTTAAGAAGTTCACGGGATCCGCCACGATTCTTTATGAGTCCGACAACGGTGCTTACAGCGGCAACGGCCCGATTCCCGGCAACACCGTGAATATCTCGCTGATCGCCAACACAAACGCCACCTTCACCGGCAACGTGGTGATTGGCGAGGCCGACTTCAAATGGGACCCGAAGGGCGTCGTTAAGATCGACATCAGCTTCGGTAACACCGGCCCGATCACAACCACGCCGGCCTGATTTTCAACCTGATTTTCTCCCTCTTCCCAAGGCAAACCGATGAGCAGTGCAAACCCCGTTTTGACCACCGTCTTCCCCGTGCCCCGCGAGCTCACACTGGCGGGGCAAGTGGTGCGCGTTGGCCGACTCAAACAGCGGCAGAAAGCCGAACTCCAAGCGCATCTTGATGCGCTGCCACAGCCGAACGACCGTGTTCGGGCGGCACTTCAAGCTGATGCTGCAGAACGTGGCTATGAATATGTTTGGCCGTTGCCTCTTGACAAGATCGCGATTTTGCTTGATCTGGATTATCAGGCCCGATATGCGTTCTTGCGAATCGCGCTCAAGCCGTTCAACCTCGGCCTGACCGACGACCAGATCAATGAGCTGACCGACAACTGCGACGACGACGGCGAGGTGCTGAATATTCTCTTTGCCGCCTTCGGTGTCGATCCGGCACAGGCCAAAGCCACTCCCGAGCCGGAGCCGGCCGACCCAAAAAAAGACGAGCCGCCGGCCCTGGGCTCGACTGGGCCCGCGTCCTGATCGACGTTCAACGGGCGACTCGCTGGTCGCTTGATCAGATCGCAGATCTTGACGACGACCAGCTCTTGTTCTGGTGGACGGGCGGGAAATCGATCGAGCTGAAACACCCGCCCAAACAGGCCGCCGTGACGATGACGATCGACAAGCGGCTGACCTGGGCGGAGAACATCGCCAAGTTTGAAGCCCTGAAAAAGCAGTTCGCGGAGACGACCAGTGGGCAAAATCGCTGACGCATTCGTTGAAATCGGCGGCCGCGATTCTGCCTTCCGCGAATCGGTTCAGCGGCTCGAAGCGATCATGCATCCCCTGGGCAAGAATGCGGAGACATTCGCCCGTGCGATGGAATCGGCATCGGACAAGACGGGCGGCGTTTTTAGCGGCGTTCTGAGCGGCGCAGCAACGGCGCTGCGGGTTTATTCGACGGTGACGCTTGCCACAAAGGCTTATCACCTGGCTGCCAAGGCGTCCAGCGTGATCAACCCGTTTGGCGGCATCAAGGCAAACGCACTGTCCGTCTTGTCGTCGGCCTTCTCGGCGCTCAACACGCGATTCGGCAAGGCGGCGATCGCTCTTTTGGCTGTTGCGGCGGCCGCTGCGGTCGCTGTCGCGGCGTTCAAGACGGTCTCGGCGGGTGTCAGCAGGGCGGCAGATCTGGCCGAACAGGTCGATTTCTCCAAGATCGTCATGGGCCCCGGCTTTGACCAGGCGAGCAAGGCGGCCGACGAGTTATCCAATAAGTTCGGCATCCTTCGCAAAGAGACATTGAACGCCTCGACCACCGCCGCGTCGATGGCCAAGAACCTCGGATTCAGCCGCGAAGAAGCGGTCGGCCTTGGTGTCGATATCGCGAATTTGTCGGCCGACTTGAGCAGCGCAGCGAACACCTCATTTGCCCAGGCCTCGAACGCGATTCAAGCCGTGTTCCGAGGCGAGTCCGACCCGATCGAACGATTCGGCGTGACAATCACCGAAGCGGCCGTCGAAGCCGAGGCGCTTCGTTCGGGGTTGGCACGCACAAAAGATGAGATCGACGGCACGGTCAAGTTTCAGGCCCGATGGAACCTGCTGATCAAGCAAACAGCGGATTCGCAAGGCAACCTGAACAAGACTTCGAGCAGCTTCGCGAATGTTATGCGGAATGTCAAAGGCCAGGCAGATGAAGCCTTAACCACCATTGGTGAGGCGTTCCTTCCGCTGGCCGGCACTTTTGCTCGGATCGCCCTGGTTGGCACGACCACTCTTCGGCGACTGGCCGAAGGGTTCAACACGCTCATGACGCCGGTCAAGTTCGTGGCCGACCAGCTCAACAGGGCGTCCGACTCCATGATGGGCATGGCGGGAATCGACCCGAAAAAGTTCAAACTTTTCGAGGCTGATCCGGCCAAAGCCGAAGCCAAAAAGCTCCAGCGTTTTCAAGATGAGTTGGCCGCCGAACGCCAGAAAAAAGCCGATCTGGCCGACTTCGAGCTGAAGAAAAAGCACGGACTGCTGACCGACTCGGACAAGGAAAAGGCTGATAATCAGGCTCTCGAACAGTTTCAAAAACTCAATCGCGAGACCGAAGCCGCCGCAAAAAAAATGGCCGATCTTCAAGACGAAGAGGCCAAGCTGGTCGAGAAGAAGTCGGAAAAACAGCGGGATTTTCAGCGTGAACTGGAAAAAACCCATGCGGACGAAAAGCGGCGGATTGACGAGCTGAACGCCGAGGCCGACAAGGCCTCGCGCCGCAAGGCGGAAGATTTTGCCCTCGAACAGCGGCGACGAGAGGAAGACCGGGCCTCGTCGTTCAATTTCAAAGGCCTGGCCGAGGCCCGCGACATGATGTTCACGGCCGCCATTGACAAAGGTCGTGATCAACAACGAGCCGCCGAAGATGCGATGCTTGAAGGCACGCGGAAAAAAGAAGACCTTGCCCAGAATATCCACGAAGTGCAAGGCGACGCAGCTCGGCGGCGAGACGAGATGACAGCCGACCAAAAATTGACTGACGCCGGCCTGGCCAAAGAGATCGACCGCGTTGTCAAAGCTCTCGAAGGTCTCAAGGTCAAATGGAACATGGTGGACTGACATGCCCGCACCCACGGTGGATTGGAAGTACGTATTCAGCCAATTGCCCGAAGTCACCGGGTCGTTCGGCTCGCTGACCGCCTCGGCGCTTTTCGAGGTGAACTGGAGCGACCGCAACGCATTCATCAATTCGGCGATGGGCTTGACGAGCGGCTCGTCAGGCTGGCCCGTGCCGCAAGTGCCTTGGGACTGCCCTTTTCAGCCCGCTTCCGGGCTCTTGTGCAACGGCTTCCGGCTCATGCCGTTTGGCGTCAAGGATGTCATCAGCCCGACCGACAACACCGTGGAGGGGCACTTTGACAAGGCTCACATCCTGCTCAATTTCGAGCGGCCGCGATATGACTTTGATACCGCATCGCCGCAAAATCAGATCGACACCACTCAGCCGATTCTTTGGTGCGAACAGACAATCGAAAGCACGTCGCGAACCGTTTCGCACAAGGCTTGGACTCTTGAATATATTGGTGCCCCGGCCACCGTCAAACCAGTTGATGTTGCGTTCTTTATTGAATCGCAAGCCGACTACGTTTTGAATTTCCCGTTCGTGCCTTATATCCCGTGGAATTATTTGGAGCCATACTTCGGCAAAACCAACGACCGCATCATGTTCAGCAAGCCGGTCGGCACGCTTTGCTTCATGGGGGCGTCGATCAAAAATGATATTCAGGCCAACGGCATCACCCGCACAAGTTGCGTATTAAGGCTGAGTTATAACTCGCTCGGCTGGAATAAACAGGTCGGGCCGGATGGAAATCTCTATGAAGTCAAGTACAAGGGAACAGGGTTAAAACCTTATCCGCCCGCCAATCTTGCGGCGATCTGGAGTTAATTCATGGCCGGAAGTGACTTCATTCAATACGGCACGAGTTTAAAGCGGCTTCGAAAGCATCTCAATAAGATGTATTCGAAGATTCCGTCACAGACCGCAGCACACGGCGCGGAGAGCTCGAACGATAACGGGCGATCATCGTTCGCCGTGCATCAAAACGAGCCGTTTTTTATCAAGCTGACCTCGAAGACGGGCTCCACGCCGATCAAATACGGCTGGACATTTCAAAACCATGATCGGACGACCGATGCGTGGAGTGATGGAGTTGTCACGGGCGACACCACGGCGAACTGGGCCGAGGAACTGAATAATGCGGATTTATCGGTCACTGACAATAAAAGATATCGGGCGAGATTAAACCCGCAATCAGGCCGGCTGATATTCGAATCGGGCGGCGGCGGAGCGATGACGGCCACGTCGAATTCCATCATCATGATTTTAGGCACGTTCAACGACTATAAAAACTGTCCTGGCGTGCTTGGTGTCGCGGGTGAACCGCCCAAGGATTCCAGCAATAACTTGTGCGTGCCTGCGTATGCCTGGGCAGAATATGCGGTGTGCGGCTATCACATGAAAAAGCTGCGCGACATGCGGAGCTTTCCATATTGGGCGACAGGTTTAAATGGACAATCGGCACCGGCAAACCGGCGATTTTACAACGCTTATTTCGGCGACCCGACGGGCAATTGTCAGGGCGTTCGCTTTCTGGAATATTCGGCCGCAGGGGGCGTGACATGCTCTTGCCCAAGCTGGCTCAACTCGGTGTCGTGCTTTAAACTCACAGCCAAGTTCGTCTCAACACTCACCGACGTGGCCGGCGATTCATGCCCGGCCCAGTTTTACGCTGACATGGCCCCTTACTGGGGGCAGACGGTGTCGGCCACGGTGTGCAACCAGACAGGCTGCCTGTGGAGCGGCACCCTTGGCCCCTTCGATATTTCAGCCTATTGGCGGGAAATCCCGACCACCGATCCGAGATGCTTTTGGGGACCTGATGACTTTGACCCGTGCAACCCGTGCGACTCGTTCGGCGACATGGTTGTCTCGGTGAACAAGGGGTATGGTTCGGGCGGCAACATTGCCAACTCCTACACCGGGTTCTACACGATTTTGTCGGCGCTGAAGGCACTGGTCAACAACTGCGCATCAGGCCCGCTCACGCTGGATTTTGGCCCGAAGGCGAGCCCATGCCCGCAAGTGTTTGAGTGGCTTAAGATCGACTGTTGCTCGTCCACCGAAGCCAACAACTGCACCGGAACAACCCCGCCATGATATGCCAATGCCCTGAGCCGCGACACTGCCCAGCGTGGGGCCGCTTTGTGGTTTGGGGCGACCTTCAGAGTTGCCAATCAAATGGGCCACCGAACACAAGCCAGGTTAATTACAGCACTCGAAGCGGCGGCATCTCCAGAAGTCGGAATTGCTCTGATTGCGGCCTCATTGGCAGTCCTGTTATTTCTGCCTCCGGTAAACAGGTTGGCTCTGAGGGCTGCGGATGCACCGCCGCCAGCGTGCCCAGCGGCCTGCTGTGGTGGCAATGCACCGCTCGAAACAATCTGCCCGTGCGCGAAGATCGGGCCGGGAATTGTGAACTCTTCGAAGAAAGGCAGTGATTGATGGCTCTGAATTCCAGCACGGTAGGCTTTGCGGTGAACATCTCGGCCGCCAAGACCACGGCGAGCGGGTCGGTTTTGACAGCGGCAACGCAGTTTCAGGACGTGCCGACGTTCTCAAATGGCACAGCCACGGCCCTGACGGCGACGCACTGCATTGACCAGCCCTTGACCGCCAATGCCACCGCCACCACGCTGGCCAACATGACAACCACTCTGGCTGACACGGTGACGCCCTCGGCCTTGAAGTTCCTGCGGATCTCCAACGATGCAGCCAACGCCAACGCCACCGTCACAGCCTCGTTTCTGGGCTTGTCGGCTTTCCCGATCCAACCAGGCGGAATCTTCGTTTGGGTCACGCCAACCGCCAACGGAGTGGCCTGCAACGGCACTCAAACCATCCAGGCCAACGGCACGGCGAATCAGACGCTGCGGGTGACGATGCTTGTAAACTGATACGCTTCAAAGACTTTCCGCGAGTCGTTCGGGCTTGCGGAAAATTTTTTCGAAATTTTCAGAATAATATCTTGACATGTGATATCTGACGTGCGATATTAGAAGTGTAAGGTTGATCGAGCGATCAGCCGCGAAGGTTGGAAACGCGAAGTTAGGAGTCAGATTCATGCAAGCCACGATGACCAAGCCAGGCCGAGTCTTCCGCAAGTACAACACGCCAATGAATGCCGACCAGCGTGCCAGCCTGACAAGCCACCTGGTTCACAACCGGCAAGCCTTGGCCGGCAAGCTGGAAAATTACAACGTTCGACTTGGCAACCGTCGCTCAGCCCTGCGGCGAGACAATGCCAGAATCGTTATTCGTCTTGTTTTGGGCATGATCTGACACCACCACCCGCCCCGCTTCGGCGGGGCTATTCACAGGAGTAAGAGAGATGAAGACGGCAAACATCACGCTCTATGACCGTAAACGCACTGTTTTCTTGACCGAGGGAACCACGCTGCCCAACGGCACAAAGTTGGCTGGCGTGTTTCTATCAGAAGAGGCCGCACGGCTAGGAGATGGCCACGAAGAGGCGATCATTCACTGGAATCAACTGTGCGAAGAGCATCAGGAAATCGCCATCGCCAACTCTGAAGAAATTTCAGAATAACTTAATCAACATTTTGCCAGGAGGGCAGAACATGGCCGCATGGACGGTGACACTCTCATTCTTCGGGGTCGGCATCACGCTGGCCCAAACTCCCGAGCAACAATGCAGCAACCCAAACGAGGCCCAGGGCGACCGCGAACGGTTTCGCCCAAGCCGAAGAAAAAGACCGCCAAGCTCGTCGGCTCGACGCGGTTCCTGGTCTCGCTCTCCGAGGCCCAGAAGACCAAGCTGGCCGGCCTGGCTCAAGCAAGCGGCATCACCGAAGCCGAGCAGATCCGGCGAATGATCGACGAATACTGACAAAACGCTAAGAGCCGCCCATCCTGGGCGGCCCTTTCGCATTTCGAATCGAATCAAACTGCCGGTTTCATTTCATTCCATGACCCCCAAAAACATTGAGCCTCTTATTCTGAGTCATTCGGACTGTTGCAGACGTTGCAACTCCGGCCCGATGCTCCCGGCACTGCCGCCGGTTTGGTGAAGCTTCATTGTACTTGGGGTGTCAATGCAATCATCGCGGCGGAAATTTCGCATTAAATTCAAGCGTTGTCATGCCGATCATCTTCACACCATCGACGAACGACAGTACCGCAATGATGAGCGTCGGGAAGAGCAAGAGCACGCCTGGAACCGTGCAGATCAGGTAAATTAGCCCCTTGCGCTGGTCGCCCAGGTAAAACCAATGCACGCCGAACGTGCCGAGCAGAATCGCCAAGAGCGACGCCGTCAGCTTTCGGTTGTCGTGCCCACCGTGTGCGGCCTGCATTCGCACCACTTCCTGCCGCACCCCGCACTTTGGGCAGATCTCGGCCAGCCTTGCGATTGTCTTACCGCAATAATGACAGAATTTGACATCGCGATTGTCGCCCGTCGAGTCGTCGCCGGCCGGCTCAAACGTGCTTTCGTGGTCCAAGTCGGCAGGCTCGGCCACCACGTTCACCGCCTGGCATCTCGGGCAGTTAATCCGCCGCCCGATCAATTCCGATCGAACGCGAATGCCTGAATTGCAACCCGTGCAGACAATCCGAGTTTTCTCGTCGATGCTCATCTTGATGCCTCCAATCAACTTACTGGCAACACGTCCAGTGTGACTCATTCTACCCAATTAAACTCAGCTTTACCTTTTTCGAATTACCCCCCCCCCCCCATCTTAACATCGGGGTGCAATTGTTCGGCAATTCGCAGGATTGAGTCTATGGTTTCCTTGGCATAACCTTCAGTGGTTCGCGGGCTCGTGTGACGCAACACCTTCTGTGCGGCCGCCATGCCGAGCTTGTCCGCGATCTCTGTGGCCAAGTTGTGCCGCAACTGGTGCGGATGCCACGGTTGAACACCAGCGCGGATCGCTGCTGTATAGACTGATTTTCGTTGCCAGCCCACGCCCCAGGGGAACCAGCGATCAGCCCATGTCGTCGGGAAGCACTCGGTCAAGATCTCGACAGCCGGCCGGGGGATGACCACAAAAGTCTCGCCCACGTGAGCGTGCGTTTTGTGCTTTTTCAATCGGTAGATCCAATGCTCGCCGGTCATTGTCACGTCTTGTGGACGCATCGCCAGCAGCTCACCAGACCTCATGCCAGTCAGGGCCTGCACTCTGACGGCGCGGCGAATGTGTTCAGGCAGCTCGACCAGCGTCAGTTCGATTTGAGTGGCAGTCACAGGCTGCACCTTTGGATTGTCGATTGCACCTTCACGGCCTGGTGCGATTCGTTTCACGGCCTTCAGTCGTTGCCAGACCTCTGGCTGCACGAGTCCTTCTTCCACAGCCCACTGAAAGACACTCACAATCTGAGTCGCCCGACGGTTCACTGTGGTGCGCACCTGGCCGCGATTGATCAGCGCTTTCCGCACTGCCTTCAAATGGGTCGGCCCGAACTTGTCGGCCAACATGCTGCCCCACAGGTCAATCGCAGCCTGAACCGCATAAGAAAGGTTCACAGCCTCTTTTGAGCCTTGCCCCTCGTAATGCTCAACCGCATGGGCGAGGAACTTGTGGCCCAGCTCTTCCACGGTTAGCGGCTTTTGCTCAGTCTCCACCGGCGGAAAACCGCCCGTCGCAGCGATCACTTCACAAAGCTCGTGATAAGCCTGCCAACTCTCCGGCGAGTTATAAGCACCAGGGAGCAGCCGATAGTTATTGGAAAAGTAGATTCTCGCCCTTCCGGACGCATGTAAGCAGTAACGTGGACGGGAGTTAGATGGTCGTCCCATATCGTCAGAACCGACGATTCTTAGAAACATTTTCGAAAAACTCACCAATTAGACCAGAAACCAATCCTTGAGTTAAATCAATGCTCCGCAGAGACTTCCGCAAATACACCCGAGTGGATTTGAACCACTGGCCTTTTGCTCCGGAGAATCCGGTTGTCGGAAGTCCAAACCTGACGGGCGTAGCTAACATGATGATGCTCTTGGCGTTACAGTCTTTTTAGAGACAAAAGCACTGGTTTACGGGGCACCTGCCGGAGCGGTGGTTAGGATGCGGCGTTTTGTTGCACGATCGCTTCAAGCTGTCGCTCGTATAGTGCAAGACCATCGCCGATCTGCTTGACAACCTTTTCGACTTCGGCCTGAGACAACGAAGCCAGGATCGCGTTCACAAGAGGCTCTTTCGAAACCTTGCGGCCACGAAACTTAAGCCCTGAGCGGTTACAGGCTTTCTCGATGCTGTACAGCCAACTGTCGATCTCGTCCGAGGTCCGCACGTTGATTCGTTCGCGAGTGTCCATAGTCCCTCCTTTCCTTCTCTATTATTACAGCAATAACCAAGTAAGAAAAGCGACAAAGTAAATTTTCTTATTCTTTACACCTTCCACTTGACGTGAAGAGTTTACTTGTTTATTCTTGTCTTGTAAGCTATCGCCATGTCAAAGGAGGGCTGATGAGAAAGACAGGGGTCGTCAAGGTTGATGCCGATGTGCATCGCCTCGTCAAAATTGCTTCGGCGATTTCTGGAAAGAACTGTTCGGAAATTGTCAACGAGGCGTTGGTTGATTGGCTTGATAAGAACCAAGTGCAATTCGAGAAAGAGGTCACGAATGCAGGCTGAGATTCAAGAATTCGTTTTTCCGGTCACGAATCATGTGACACGGATTGTTGATGTGAACGGCGAGCCCTGGTGGGTGGCCAAAGATATATGTGAAGTTTTGGGGCTAGGCAATACAGGACAGGTCCTAAGTCGTTTAGATGACGACGAAAAGAATACCATCATTTTAAATGATGGAAATCGCGGCAACCCAAACGCTGCCATTGTCAACGAATCCGGGCTTTACAGTCTGATTTTGTCTAGCCGCAAGCCCGAAGCAAAAACATTTAAAAAGTGGGTGACAAGCGAAGTCCTCCCCAGCATCCGCAAAACCGGCTCGTACAACACCCAACCCGTCGAGCCCCAACAGTTCCTCAGCGACCCCGCGAGCCTGCGAGGCCTGCTGCTGAACTACACCGAGAAGGTGATCGCCCTGGAAGCCAAGGTGGCCGAGCAGGCGCCCAAGGTGCACGCCCTGGAGCGGCTGGAGATGTCCGACGGCTCCATGTGCCCAACCAACGCGGCCAAGGTTCTAAAAGTGCGGCCGAAAGATCTTTTCATGCATCTTCAGGCCAGCAAGTGGCTTTATAAGCGGCCAGGCACTTCGACCTGGATCGGCTATCAAGACAAGATCCAACTCGGCCTGGTCGAGATGTCCGAGTACACGCAAACCATGCCCGACGGCACGGAACGTGTGCGGGCCCAGGCACGCATCACCGGCAAGGGGCTCGCCAAACTTTCGTTCGAACTCAACGCGGTTGATTCAAGGGCGAACTGACATGCTCCAAACCATGCACAAAACCCGCCGCGTCCGACGCATTACAACCGCCGAGCGGCAGATCATCTATCGCTATCTCACCCGGTGTCGTCAGGTTCTGGCTGATCCCGATGGCGTCTCCCCGTGCAACCACAAAACGATCCGGCATCTCGAACGGGAAACGGCTCTGGCCGTGATCTACCTGGTTCGAGGCTGGATCTGACCGCAACTACAGGGACGGTCGTCCTCGGGGGCAAGAGGCCCCCAATTCTTCACCATGTTCGAAAGGAGTTTCCAATGCCTGCAATCGCAGATCGTAAGCGGAGTTACGAAATCCAGATCACTCGGGCGAGAGGCGAGGGCTTTGCCGTGCGAAGGATCGGCCCTTACCCCACGCCGCGAGTTGCTGCCCTACGAGCCGCCCGGGTGCGTTTCCGGCCGGATCAGATCGTAGAAGTCATAAAAACCGCTGAAAACGAGGTCGCTTTACCGTGGTCATGAACAGTATATCACAGGTCCTCCCGCGTGACATGTACTACGGCTCAGCCGATGTCGCGTCGATTTTGGGCCTTGAAGGTGCCTTCGGGTCGCCCTTTTCCACCTATTGTAAAAAGGTGATGGGGCAGACCGACCCCGAAAACGACTTCATGCGATGGGGTTCGCGGCTTGAAGACGACCTGCTCGAAGAGTATGGCTCGCACAGTGAAGCCGGCGAGATTATCGCGCTCCAAGCCCACTATGCATGCCCCGAATGGCCGAAAGCTCGGGCCACGCTCGATGCTGTCGCCCTGATCGGTGGCGAGTCGGTCGCTGTGGAAGCCAAGACCTCGGGCGACTGGGACTGGGACGAGGTGCCGCTGCCTTATCTCGCCCAGGTTATGTGGCAACTTGGTTGCGCGGGCCTCACGCGGGCCCATCTTATCGTATGGTTCCGCTCGACGTGCAAATCAAAATTATTCACGATCGAGTTTGATCCCGAGCTTTTCAGTCGAATTTTAAAGCATATCCAAGAATTCGATGAGCAATATGTTCTGACCGGAACGCCGCCCCCGGCCGACGGTCATGCGGCGACAACTGCCGCGCTTAAGAAAATCAAAGGCAATGGCCAGGTGGCTGAAATCGACCACCTCTCGAACGATGTCGAGCAGCTCGTGCGCATCCGTGCCGAGCTCACGGCGATCAAGGCTCAGGAAGAGGAAGTCACGAACCGAATCAAGGCCGCCTTGAATCAATGTGAAACCGCAACGGTCGCCGGCTATGTCGTCTGCACATGGAAGATGCAGACCCGCAAAAACTTTGATCACAAAAAGCTCTTGGCAGACCATCCGGAGTTTGCCGAGCCGTACACCACCGTTTCCGAGTCCCGCGTTTTCCTCCTCAAGACCCCGAAAGCAACCAAGAAATGAGCACCGTTCAGAACAACAACCGGCTGCAATCGGCGATGACCGACCAAAAACGGCAACCGGTCGATCACCCGACGATCGTCAAAATCCAAGCCAAGGCGGCTGAGTTCGCCAAAGCTATGCCCAAAGTCATGACGCCCGACCGATTCATGCGTGTGGCGATCGGTGCCATCCGCCGCAACCCGAAATTGTTGGAGTGCGACCCGTTGTCGCTCATGGGTTCGCTTTTGATCGCCGCGCAGCTTGGCCTGGAAGTGAATACGCCGCTCGGTCATTTTTACCTCATTCCGCGATGGAATGGCAAAACCCAGCGCAACGAGGCTGACGGGCAGATCGGTTACAAAGGCTGGGTGGAACTGTTGAACCGCACTGGAGTTGTCAAAGACTTGATCGCTCATGTCGTCTATGAACGCGATGTCTTTGATTACTCCCTCGGCGACGACGAGCACATCAACCATAAGCCGGCGATGGGCGACCGAGGTGAGGCGATTGCATTTTACGTGATCGTGAAATTGACCAACGGCGGCGTGCGTCGCCGCGTGCTTTCGCGGCACGATGTCGAGCAGTATCGCCGCCGATCCAAGTCGGCCAATAACGGCCCCTGGGTGACGGACTATAACGCGATGGCCCTGAAAACCACCTTCCTGCGTGAGGTTCCGTGGTTGCCACTTTCACTCGAACTGCGTGAGGCTGTCAGCTATGAGAACGCCATCGAAGCTCAGGCTAAGGTCGTTTATAAGGAGGGATCGAATCAACTGGATTATGATCTCCCAGATAATTCAACACAGCAGCTCGAATATGCTCCGGCGGAGCCTGCGGAAGACTATCGTGAGCAGTATCAGCAGCAGCATTCGCCCGAGCCTGAACTGGAGCCTGTGCAAGAGCGGCCGCGGGCACAGCGTCGCCCGGCTCAGCGTGCCGCAGCTCCGCCGCCATCGTTCGAAGAAGACATCCAAGATGTCGAGCCGCTGCCTGACGCCAAGCCTGCGCCGGCCCCGGCCCCCAAGGTTGACGCGGCCAACCCTAAAATTGTGCAAGCCGTGGACAGCTGGTTTGCTCAAAGGGCCCAAGAGTTTGAAAAGTGGGGCGTGCAATCGTTTGGCCACCCTGGTGCGCTGATGACTCGGATTTATGAGTCTATGCTTGCTGTCGGCCTTGTTCAGCCGGCAGCGGCCGACACATATAACGCCAAGCGTATCGCCCTGGCCAAGCTGAAGCCATCGTTCCCCGAGCTTTTGGATGTGCTGGAGAAGTATTACGACGCCCTGTTTGTCGAGTTGCAAGCCCAGTACCCGAATTTGAAGGGCGGCGGCGATGCACCTTGGCAAGAAGAGCCGGGCTCCAATGGTTAATTCATAACGAACCACGTCGCACGGATGCGACGCGCGGGCATGGACGCCCGATCAGCCACACTTTTCTACATTGACAACATCGGTACAACTGATCGACAAGGAGGGCGACATGCTCACGCTGAAATTGCCAAAAAAAGAGCGGGTCCATTTGTTCAAGGATGGCGTCGAACTGGGCTGGGTTTCACTCTATTGCCCGACAAGCGGCGTTGCAGAAGCGCGGGTCTGTTTTGACTTTGCGCCGGAGATTTTGATTTTACGGTCGTCGCTACTCGAAAAAGATCCTGCCCTGAAGGCAGAGCTCACATTTCGGACGATCGTTCAGGCCTCTTAATCACATTTCGTCGTGGTTGTGCCTTGTGGTTGCTGGAACTCATACACTTGGCGGCCTGGCGGGGAGTTCAAACGCGGCAACGGCGACTCCGCTCACGCGCAATCATCCGGTAGTGATTGCAACCAAACCAAACGCCCGAGGATCGCGGGCGTGCCTCGGCCAAACAACCACGACGCTTTCTTCAACTGGAGTTGTTCAACATGGCGGTAAGAACACACGCGGACAAACGGCGGGCCTTGCTGGAAAAGCTGCTCGACAAGGCCGCGAAAATGCGGGCGGTTCAAAAGGGCTATTTTGCGACAAAGTCGCCCGGCTTGCTGCACGAGTCGAGAGCGTTGGAACGAGACCTCGATGCCATTTTACTTGAAATTGCCCAGGTCGAGCGATTGATGGGCGGAGAGGTTTCCGCCCAGGTTTCACTGTTTGACAACGGAGATTGAGATGGCAATGGTAATCACGAAGTATGATCAGAAGCAAATTCTGGCCGATGCACGCGACATGATCAGCAACGGCAAGACGCCAGCGGTCATTCCTTTGATGCGCCGGCACTTTATTGAAATCACCAAGTCAAATCGCCGCGTGGTGAGCAAGCTGCTTGACGACGCGGGTATTGAGCGGCGACGCTGCCGTCGTGATGGCGTCAAAAAAGCCACCAGCCCGAGCGATTTCGGGCAGAAGTATGAAGCCTTGTCGCAAGTCTTTGTCAGCATTTCAGCGGCCAACGACGTTGATCTCTACCTGGTCGAACGCGCCAAAGCCGGCAACGCGCGGGCGATGCAAATTTTGAAGAAGCTGGTGGATTGCATTTCATGCGACGCGCGCTCATAAACTTTGACCTGACAACGTTTGACTTGAGCGACAACGCTTTTCGGGTCATGGTCTATCTGCTGCTCCACGCCAATAAGGACGGCGACTGCTGGCCGAATTTGAGCACGATCGCGGCCCAAACGAGACGTTCGGAACGGTCGTGTGACTTTGCAATTCGCGAATTGAAATCAAAAAAACTGCTCGAGTCACACCGCGACGGCAACCAGGGCAAAGGCCAGATCCGCTATCGGCTCAACACAGAATCTAGCGCAACCAGTTGCGCTAGGTCAAGCGAAGACCAAGCGCAAAAAACGACAGAACAAGCGCAATCAGTTGCGCCAGATCGAGACCGACCTAGCGCAAAAAGTGAAGCGACCAAGCGCAAAAAGTGCACCGACCTAGCGCAAAAAGTGAATCCCCCCCCTACAACCCCCCTAATATGTGAACAAGATTTTGAACTAGGGTTAGAACTTAAGCCAGCCAGCAGCGCACGCGAGCCGTTCGAATCTGATCTGGCGATCAGCCTGCCGACCGAATCGCCGATCGTGATCTTGGCCCGGAAGATCAACGACGTTGCCGAGCGATGGGTTAAATCACATATCCAAACCGGAACCGACGCCGATGATTGGCGATTAAAAGAAGTTCTGCGTGAAATTATCGCCCGAGGCACGAACGTCAAAAGTGCGAAATATCTTCAGCCCATGTTTGAAGAGCTTCCAGAACAAAAGCCCGAGCCCCTGGCCAACGCGACAATCTCGACCACAGAGCAGCCCAGACGGATCACCACGAAGGACGGCAAGAAGGTCTTAATCGACGGCGAGTGGCTGATTGCAGCATCGGAGCCCATGCCGAACGTCATGCCGCCCAGGCATCAGCCGGATGCTTACGAGCGAATCTTCACCGAATTTTCGAATAAAATCGCCGCTGCAAAATGGCCGATCGATGCGAAAGGTTTTTGCCTTGACAGACTCGATACAGTGGAACGCACAGGTTCGGCCGAGTCGTACCGCGCTAAGTTGCAATCGATCTTTGAGAGGGCCGCATCATGACACCGAAAGACATTGCGAACATCGCCATCCGGACCTGTTTTGAGCACTACGGGCACGACGACATGCCGGCGACAGCCGAACAGCTTCGCTGGAAGCAACTGGTCGAGCAGTGCCGGCTCAAGGCCCACCAGGTGGACGCGATCCTGTCGGAAATGGCGGCCGAGCACGAGCGATTGAAATCAGCCGAGATCTTCCCGATTTTCCAGCGGATTGCCTTTGCCCAGAGCATTGTCGCCAAAGAGCAGCGTGAGGAGCGATCGGGCAAGACGGACTGTGCTTATTGCCGAGGGACGGGCTTTGCACCGACGTATAACCCGAACAACCCGCAGCAGACCGTCTCGGTGCTGTGCCTGTGCGGCGAAGGAGTGCGGCAGCAGGAGCGCATGGCCACGGCGAAGAACCCGGTGAAGATACCGTCGGCCAAGATCGAGTCCGTCACCCGCAATGCCGTTTTCCTGTTTCACCAGCATGAGTCGGAGCGGCTGGAGCAGTGGCAGAAGGATCGCGGGTTGAATCCTGACCATCGCGACCAGTTCTTCCGGAAGTTTAAATCGATGTACCTGGCCAAGCTGCCGGCCTTGTTCAAAACCGTGCCGAAGCTGGCCACGAATGCTCAGGTGGGTGGGCTGCCTGCCACGGTGGACGAGCGGGAGTTGCAACTGGCGGCTTATCACAACGGAGATGAGAGGGGATGGGAATAATGAGAAAACAAATCCAAAGCACCTCGACCAAGTGCAAGCAGGTCAACGGCGTGAACTATCTCGCGGCCCTGGGTTGCCTGAAGCTCTTGAGCACCGACTACCGCAACCTTCGCCGCATGGCCATTAAATTCAAGTGGCGACAGTTTCAACTGCCCACAAGCCCGATTGTCTATTACGCAGAAGAAGACGTGATGAAGGTTTTCAACCAGGCCCTTTCGATTGCAGGAGAGAAGAAGTGAATATCATCACCGCACCCACCGTCCACCTGATCGGCAAACAGGTCGTTGACGATGCCGAGCTGGGCCGATTTCTTGATAGTCACGATGTCGGCCATTGTCAAAATCATGAGTGCCATTCGGATGGTCCGCTGGCTGGTCGCCCTGCTGATCGACATGTATCGAGCAATCAGATGGTAAGGAGTTGAGAGATGAGTAAATCACGACCATTCCCACGTCCCAGGGAAAGCTTTGTTTTTGCGATGTCAGATTACACGCAAATGAATGTCAGCATTTGGCTGATGAGCCCTGACCGCAAAAAATTAGCCAAGCCGAACCCCCTTGAACTGACGTTTGAGCCAGTGGATGAATCTGGTTTACAGGAGCCCACGTTCAGAATTGACCGCGAATATGCTCAGCAACTGATGGACGCGCTGTATGCCTCAGGCATGCGTCCATCGCCTTATCGGGAACCGTTTGACCGGTTGGAGCGAGTTCAAGCCGAACTTGCCGAAATGCGATCCCTGCTGTTTCAGATAAAAATATCGTCGATGCTGGAGCAATGCCAGCTAAAACAATCTAACGCATTGGAAGATCAACTTGATGCGGCCATTAAAAATCATGGCGTTGAGTCCGACGAGGCAGAGGCCATCCGGTGCCGCATGGACAGCGTGTGGAAACTATTGACGAAAGAGCAACAAAACAAGGTGAAAGGGGTGCAGTCATGATCGGCTTAGAAGACATCGCAGGCATCAGCAGCCCCGAAGAGGGGCGGGCCGTGGCGTTGGCAATTTACAATCAATTGCTATATGAACGGGACATCTGCTCAATTTGCTTTGAAACTGCGGCGAAATGCGAATGCGAATGCGAAGAAGACGAGGACGACAATGACCCAGCCAATTGAAATCACGCCCGCCCTGCTGGCTGAGCTTAAGAGCAAGGCCAATGCGGCCTATGGCGAAATCTGGTATGAAAACGTAGATTTTGGATGCGTTTCCGCCAGGGAGGACGATACACGCTCATATCACGTTTTGTCAGATGAGGACGCTCTTCCGGAACACAAAAGCCACATCGCCGCCGCCAACCCCGCCGTGGTGCTGGCGATGGTGGAGGAAATCGAGCGGTTGCGGGAGTTTGCCAAAAACATTGCGAAAGCGGCTTTTCAGCTAAACCTGTACCACGAGTGTTGCGATCCTGACGACTGCCGAACTTGTCACCAGTTGCAAGTGGCAAGAGAGTTGGTTGAAAACTATCAGAAAGGCGGTGCGGAATGAAATCTTTTTACGTTGGCAACGCGCGAAACATTGTGCTAACGCCAAATGACAATGGCGATTTAGCCGCTGTGGTTGAAGTGATTCTAATCAACGAAAAAATCAAGTGGACAGCTACAAGCGAAGGGCTTTCTAGGGGCAGCGTTACAGATGAACATCGCTTTCATTCGTCGCCTGCCAGTTTGCGAGAACTGGCAAGCCAACTTATTGAGATGGCTGACGACGCTGAAGAGCTTCAAGACAGGGTTTACAAGATGGTAGAAAAGAAAGGCGGTGCGAAATGACGGTGCAAGAGCAGATTGAGCAGTTGCGGGTCGATATTGCGGCGATTGAAGCTGCAAAAAAGTTGTTTGAGCGAAACGGGCTGACATGGTTTGTTCTCAAAGCAGAATTGGACGGTTTAAGAAATAAACTTGCCGACCTTGAGGCGCAGGCGGCTGAAGATGACAAGTGGCGATATGCACGAGCCGGGATCGTTGAAATACAATCACGCCCGCACATTTTTGCATATTCCACGAATGTTTTGGCATATATTCAGCACTTGATTGACGAAAACAAGCGGCTTGAGGCCGAGCTTGCCAAGAGGCCGGTGGTGTATGTTTTGCGGCACAGACACACCGGACATCTCAAACTGTACCAGTCGGTTTCCGGCGGTTTCCCCGCATTGCTTACTGCTTCCGAAGTTGACGATCTCAAGGCAAGAGAGGGATTTGCAGCATTTAACGCCGATTATGAGATCGAGCCTTACACGGGGCAAAAATCATGAAAATCCTCGGAATCGACCCAGGCCCGAATGAGTCGGGAATCTGTTTGATTGAAAGCGGTAAGCCGCTCAACGTAAAAATACTTCGGTGCGAAAAGCTCAAAAACGACCTTCTCCTGAACCTTCTTTACGCGACTTGCTGCTCACACGGTGCGGTAAACGTGGCGATCGAAGGCATGGTTTACCAGGGGCGAGGTTTCGGGCAGGATTCGATTCAAACCTGCTATTTCATCGGACAAATGCAACTGCTTTTGACTGACAAGGGCATCCCCTGGTCGATCTATTCCCGCCGTGAATACGGCCAATGGTGCGTTGCCGGCGGCCAGCTCAACGACACCACCCTTCGCGCGGCCCTGGAATCCATCTACGGCAAGAGTGCCAAAAAGGCTGATCCGCTTTACGCTCTTCGCGGGGCCAGCGACAAACGGTCGGCGTTTGCCCTGGCCAAGTATCACGAGCACAAGCTGGCCAACCCATGATGAACGAGAAAGAAGCCATCGAGCGGCGCATTCAGGTCGTGCAGGCGTTCCGCAAAACGCACCCGAACCCGAGCGACACTCTCAGCGAAGACGAGCTCGACAGGCTCGCACCCGGCACGGCCAAGGTGTTGCTGCACGGCAAGATGGACAAGGAACGGTGCGCCTCGCTTCGCAGTGCCGACCCCAAGTGGTCGCGACGTGTTTTGATGCAAGAACGCTACAAGGCGATCAACAACGGCGTTTTGGGTGTTTGTCACGAGAAAGGCCGATTTAAAGCCACTTTTGAGGATCGTCGCATCGGCACGTTTGGTTCGGCGGTTGAAGCGGCCGAGGCTTACAATCGTGCTGCCCGCCGAAAATACGGCGACCAAGCCGTCCTCTGCGAAATCGAGGCCGCGAAAAAGCTCGACCGCAGATTCGCAAATTTATCACGTTGACAGGTTCGGTAAAGTAGTTCGCATGATTGGTTCACTGCACGGAGCGACACAATGACCGCGACAAAGGATGCCCGCGACAAGCTGATCTTGCAACTCACCCAGGCTCTCGTCGAATTTCTGGATGAGATGAAAAAAGATCCTGCCTGGTTTGAAATCGGCCACGGTGCCGCCCAGGCTGCCTACAAAGCCAATGAAGCCCGGCACGCGGGCCTGTCGCATTGCTATAAGAACGGCATGACACTCGAAAGGGTTTGAAATGTTTGAGTTGCAAACGGAGTGGGTGGAAGTGAATCCCGGCTGGTTTTGGCGCGTCTTTGCGCGGGCCAGAGAGTGGCGACAAATCTCCCAGCATGCGATGAAAATCGAGCGAGTCGGGCCGCACTTCGTGGCGCACTGCTGCGGCGAAACACACGCGGCACCTTCATTCCGACAAGCCCGGCTCTGGGCCGAAAAACGTCAGACGGAACTCACGGCGAAGCATTTCGGCCAGGCTCAGCTCATCATGAATTCTGTGATCGTCCACTGCTACGATTGCGGCACCGAAATGCCCCTGGGCGTGAAGTTTAATCCGGTCCGACACGGCGGCAAGCTGGTTTTGAAATGCCCGATGTGTCATCCGGCAGGCGAGTTTCTGGATATTGCGAGCGAGCGAGACATTCAAGGGGGCGAACAATGACAACCGAACAGACTGAAAAACTCATTCCGAACTGTGTCGGCCGGCTTGATCCGGTCATGGATGCGGTGCGTGCTGAGGACTGGCACAAGGTGGATGATCTTTGCGTCAAAGAGTGGGAGCGGCTCAACGAAAAGGCAAGCAAATATGCAAAGCTCTACACTGAATCGCGAGAAAAAGCCAATAGTGTTCGCAATTTCAAACAAGATGTGCTTTGCTCGCCTAATTTCCGTGCTGGCGTGCTCAAGGAGGCTGGCAAGTGAGCGAATATTCGCGGCATATCAGCCGGTTTGATGGTCAATGGATTGGACGATATGGTGACGACTGTGTCAGTTCTTCGTCGATTTTCGTGGTGGTCGGCTGGGTCAATCGGCATCGGGTGCGGAATAATGAAATTCCGCTCGATATCTGGCATGCCCAGCAACTGCATTGGCGGGTCAGACCCGCCGAAATCAGCGGGCGACATACTTACGCAACAGCAGTTTGACGAGGATAACTCATGAATCACATGCATGCGACAGAGACAGCGGCGAAAATTGCGGCACTTGAAAGCGAGCTCAAGTCGGCCAGGCAAGAGCTCAGCTCGGCAAAACAGCATAACGCGAATCAAGCCGACTCCATTCGGGCCTTGCAAGAGCAGATCGAGGAATTGAAAGAAGAAATCGGCGAGTGCCCCGAATACTACCGCACAAGCCCGATTCATCAGTTCATTGGCTATCAAAAAACGGTTTTGGTGCCGCTCTTGAAGTGGTTGCAGCTCAATGAAATCGCCATGCATTGCTGCTTGTCAGCGTCCGAACACTATTTCCGGATGGGGCGCAAGACAGACGACACGACGCACGACTCCACAGCGGTGATATGGTGGCTGGATGAGGCGCAAAAAGAGTTCATGCCCATGTGGTCCGTGTGGGAAGAACTCATCGTGCCGATGCTGAAGCGCATCAGGCCGGACGATGGGCCGATCACGCAGCCGCACGAGGACACCCGATGAGCTGCACGCAAGACAACGACCACGACATGGACGCCGACGAGCCGCGAGAGGACGTTTTTTTGACATTCGCGACGACAGATGAAATCATCGCGGAATTGAAAAATCGCGGCAATAATGTGGTTTTGATCACGGACAGGGTCTTGTCCGAAGAGTGCGGCTCATCGGAATTCGTGACGGTTTGGCATGGTGGATTGTGTCAGGCCCTGGGCATGGTGGAGCGTGCCAAGACGATCATTCTGGACTGCATGGATGCGGAGATGGAAGACGGCGAAGAGCTGCACGATTGACGAAGATGTTGGCCGGTTGGTTGGTTTGTTTGTTGCGGGGTACATGTGGCAGGATACGCGGCGGGTGTTGGCTTTTATGATGGCGCGGATGCCGAAAGCGATGGCCTGGAGAGCCTGATCCTCAACGAGGACTTGGCCACCCTGCGCGCTGCCATGGCGCGATTGAATACGACTCATTCGAAGGTTCTTGCGTGGAAGTTCGGGCTGGATGGCATGCCGCCCAGGTCGTTGGCTCACATCGCAATTCGCATGCGCTGGACGGTGCAGGAGACGGAACGCCAGATTGAAATTGCAATTGACGAGTTGAGGGGGTCGATCCGTGGCTGAAAAAGAGGTTCAGCGGCTCACAAACCGGCAGAAACGCAAAGTAGAAAAATGGCTTGGCGACGCGCATAACATCGCCTTCGACAAAACCCGCACTGGCGAACTGACAGCCGACCAGATCATCGAACGAAAGCGAGTCGCGGAAGACGCCCTGATTGCTGCGGTGCTTGAATGGCAGGCCGACAAGGGGGCGACATTCCGGACATATCTTTGGCGAAAGATCCAGTGGGCCTTGATCGACGCACATCGCCGCAGCAAACAGCGCAGGAACCAGCAAATCACGTTTACAGACCTTGAATCGGAGGATGATTGACAATGAAACCGGAAGGCTTTCGGACCAAGGAAGAACCCGTGAAACGGCGACACGAAGTCACCCAGATCGACACCGAACAAGTCAAAGAGCTTACGGAAAAGGAGTTGGCCGAGCTTGGGCGACTCTTTCTGGCGAAACTTCAAGGGAAGCAGTCCGCCCGATAATCGGCGGATATTCGGCGGATGACAGATGTAAAACATGAGAGACGAACACGGCCGGTTTACTCCTGGAAACAAAGCTGGCGTGCTTACCCGATTCAAGGCCGGGAATAATGAAAATCCCAAAGGCCGGCCCAAGAAAAAGCCGATTCGCGACGCCTTGAAGCGTTTGCTGAACGACATGTCAAACGGCGAGCTTCACGCCGACATGCTCGCCAAGAGGGCTTTTGCGGGTGCGCTGAGCTGGGCGGAAGATGCGATCGACTGGGCGAAATTTATTCAAACGACCCTTGAAGGCAAGCTCGGCGAAGTGGGTGACGACGAACCGGAGGAGCCCGACACGCCCGACACCGGGCCGGAAACGGGGGCGGGTGACGTTGTCGAGACGAAGTTAGCCAGTGAGCCGAAGATTCTGCCGAAGCCCGTCACGCCGAAAGCTGGGCGGTTTAATGCGTGGCTCAAACAGGTGAGCCCCGACCGCGACTGGGACGCCCCGCATTTGCTGCTGCTGCAATCGAAGATTGAGGCGGTGAACAAGGGCGAGATCAGGCGGCTGATTGTGTCGATGCCTCCGCGACACGGTAAAAGCGAGCTTTTGTCGATTCATGCCCTGGTGTGGTTGCTCGAACAGAACCCGAAGAGGGAAATCATCTCGGCCGGCTGGGGTGTTGTTCTGGCCCGAAAGTTTACAAGAAAGGCCCGACAACTGGCGGAACGTGCGGGGCTTGAGTTGTCCAGCAAGGTCGCCAGGGCTGGGCAGTGGGAGACCGCCGCAGGGGGCGCGGTGTTTGCGGTCGGTGTCAAGGGCGGTGTTGCCGGCTATGGTGCGGACATCCTGATTGTGGATGACCCGGTGAAGGACATTGCCGAGGCACAGTCGCCACTACAGCGCGAGCGTGTTTGGGACTGGTTTACGTCTGAGGCGATGACCCGTCTCAGCCCGAATGGTGCCGCGATTGTAATCATGACTCGTCGGCACGAAGCCGACCTGATCGGCAGCCTGGTCGAGGGTCGCGACAGTGAGACCGGCGAGACGGTCGAGAGCGAGGACGCCGACCGCTGGGAGTATATCGCGCTGCCTGCCATTTCCGAAGGCGAAGGCGACGCCATTGGGCGGGCCGAGGGCGAGGCCTTGTGGCCAACACGGTTCCCGCTCTCGAATCTCAAGAAAATCCGCGAATCGGTCGGCGCGTGGATTTGGGCGGCCTTGTATCAGCAACGACCGACACCCCGTTCGGGCGGCCTTTTCGCCCAGGAATGGTTTTGCCATTTCGTGGATGCCGCGCCGGCCGGGCCGGGCGTTCGCTGGGTGCGTTATTGGGACAAAGCCTCGACGGTTGATGGTGGCGACTACACGGTGGGCGTGCTGATGGCCGAGCACGAGGGCAAGTATTACGTTTGCGACGTTGTGCGGGTGCAGGTTTCGCCCGCTGCCCGACGTGCTTTGCAGCGACAGTGCGCCGAGACGGACGCCAAGGGAACGACGCAATGGATCGAACACGAAGGCGGATCGAGTGGCAAAGATGCTGCCGAGCTGGAGGCCCGCGAGCTGGCCGGCTTCTCGGTGAAGTTCGAGCACCCGACCGGCTCGAAAGAGGTGCGGGCCGACCCGTTTGCGGCCCAGTGCGAGGCAGGCAACGTGATTCTGGTGCGCGGGAAGTGGAATCGAAAGTACATCGAAGAGCTTTGTCTTTTCCCAAACGGCAAGCACGACGACCAGGTGGACGCAAGCTCGGGTGCGTTCGGCAAGTTGGCCGTGAAGCGGCGGATCAGGGTTGTAGGGAGCCGGAACGATGACTAACGGCAGCGGCGGCGGCGGATATGCGTTCGGCGAGAGCGGCCCGAACCTGAAAATTTATACCGGCCTTGGTGGCGGCGGAGGCGGCCGCAGCTTCGCTCTTCTGCCCGGTGCCAAGCACGACTGGGAACTCGAAGCCGGCCGGCTTTACCTCAACGATGTCGTTTCCATCGCGTGCAACTGGATCGCCGAGAAGATCAATCTTTGCCCTCTCGTTGTTGAAGAAAAACAGACCGACGGGTCGTGGGTGCCGGCTTATGACACCGCACTCTCAGATCTGTGGTTCCGCAACAACACGAATTACGACAGTTTCACCCGCGACTTGGCGATGGCACTTTCCATCGTCACGTCCGGCAATGCCTTTTTGTACATCGAGCGCGACTCATTCGCGGGCCTGCCGATCGGCCTGCACTGGCTGGACGAACGCTACGTATTCCCGCTTTATCCGCCGACAGGCGAGCGGTATCTCGACTACTGGCGATACTTGGTGAATGGTCGGGCGCTGAACATCCCGAAAGAGGATGTTTTGCACTTCCGGTGGGGCATTGACCCGCTCAACACCCGGCTTGGTCTTTCCAGGCTCAAAGCACTCCTACGGCAGATTTGTCTGCTGAATGAGGCGGCCGGCTATTCGGTCTCGATCTTGAAGAATGGCGGCGTTCCTGGGCTGATCATCACGCCCGAAGAGGCCAACGACGAGCTTTTGGACGACGAGGGCGACGAGATCGAGCACCAGGTCAACCGCATGACGCGGGGCGACAATCGCGGCAAGACGATCAGCTTGAACCGCCGCATCAAGATCGACACCATCGGCTTTTCGCCCGAGCAAATGGCCTTGGACAAGCTCCCGAACGGGGCGATGCCGATGGTCTTGGCCGCCATCGGCACCAGCCCTGAAGTGCATGGCCTGCCGAGTGCCACAAAAACTTACGACAACTACAACACCGCGATTCAAGCCGCGTGGCGATCCGGCGTGATGCCTCTGCTGGGCTTGATTCGCTCGACAGTCGCGCGGCAGTTGATGCCCGAATTCGGGCTCGACCCGCGAAAATACCGCGTCAATCACGATTTGTCCCATATCCCGGACCTGGCCGAAAACCTCAACGACAAGCAAAAGCGGGCTCGCGACAATTTTATCGCGGGCGGAATCTCGCTGAATGAGTTCCGCGCCGAGCTTGGCCGGCCCCCTGAACCACTCTTTGGCGACAAGTTCTTCTGGGAAATCAGCCCGCAGCAACGGGCACAGGTGGTCGGCAATGCTTGAGCCCAACGATCACAATCTCCCACTCGGCTCCAAGCTCTACCCGATCCTGGTCGGGAGCTTCAACGCCCAGGCGAAGCTCATCAAAGAGCGTTTGTCGGGCAAGAAGTCGGTTTTTTACACGCCGACCGAACTCTTGCGGCCGTCAGACAAGGGTTTGCTGGACGAGACAGAGAAGATCGTGCCCGTCATTTCGGCGATATGGGACGCCGGAGGCAAGCGGCTTTATCGGTCGATTGGCTTTGACGCAGAACGGTGGCGAGTCAACAACGAATATCTGCGGCGTGCTATCAAAGAGTCTGTTCTGGACTTTGCCGCAAGCACGCAGCAGACTTTTCGTGATGATTTCAATTTGAATTATGAGGAAATCAAGGACGAAATTCGTGCTGAAATCGCGGCTGGGCGGCTTGCTGCCGGCGAGACAACCGATCAATTGACGCGCCGGATTATGCATTATTTTCAGGACACAAACCGCTTCCGCGCTCGTCGGATCGCTCAAACCGAAGCCGTCAGGGCGCACCACCTCGCCACAGTCTGGTCGGCTCGCGATTCCAAAGTCGTCGTCGGCTGGCAGTGGGTTGAGACTTCGGCAAGCTGCCCGGTATGCCACGCCATAGCAACCGACGCCAACAACCCGACAGGACGGCGGATTGTCAGGCTCGGCCAGAATTTCGCCGTGCGCGGCAATAATCCGACATACAAGAATATTCAATTCCCGCCGGCTCACCCGTTTTGTCGGTGCACAATCAAGGCGATTCTCGATGCCGCCTATTCGGGCGACTCCAAGCCGATCACCTGGTCGCCGGCCTGGGCGGCTTAATTCCGGCACGATAACTCACTTCGAAGGTTCCCCCAAAGCATCCAATTGGGGGACCAGCCGTGCCGCAACTGCTCGAAGTATCAGGCGAACTCAAGCGAAAGACCGTGCCGTTTCGGCTTTTGAAGTCGGAATCGGGCGACGTGGGCCAGTTCTCCGGCGTCTGTTCGGTGTTTCATAACGTCGATGCATGCCGCGAAATCATCGCGCCGGGCGCGTTCGCCGACACCATTCCGCACTTCCTGTCGGACGGCTTTGTCACCTATGAGCACGACTGGGACGAGCCGATCGGTCGCCCGACCGCTGCCGAAGAGACTGCCGAAGGATTGCGGGTCACGGGCGAAATCTATCCTGAAATGTTCGAAGCCGCCAGCGTGCTCGCCGGCATGCGGCGCGGCGTGATCAAACAGATGTCGATCGGGTATTACGTCCGCGACTGCAAAAATCTCAGTTACGACGACACGATCAAGTATTGGGATTCGGTCGGTTACGAACCCACGCCCGACGATTACCGCCTTGCCAATGCGGGCGTGGTCCTGCTGACCAACTTGAAGCTCGAAGAAGCTGCCATTTGCATGCGCGGGGCGAACAACCAGGCCCGCGTGACGGGTGTCAAGAGTTATCTGAAAACGGTTCTGGGCGAGCTTTTCGGCACCAAGCCGGAAATGCAATCGGCCCAGGATCAAAAACATATTGATTTGTTGACAGATCAGATCTGGAAGTCGATTCGGCCCGCGATTCGAGCCGAAGTATCGACGCTTTTGAGCGGCACCAAGGCCGCCGCCAAGCAGGAAACAGGCTCCGCAAAAGACGCGGCGGCCATATCAAGCACAGCTTCGAGCGCTCTGCTCGAAGCGGAGCGTTTGTTGATTGATCTTGAAGTCGAAGCGGCCCTGGGGAGGGGCAAATAACGTGGAAGCAACAGCAGAATACTCTTCCTGGGTAAACCAACTTCGCGAAATGCAAGCGGAATCCCGGGACTTGTCAAACCGCATCGCGGAGGGCACGGCCACTCCCGAGCAAAAGTCAAAGTTTAACACGATCGTTCCGCAGCTTTCCGTGCTGGCGGGGCAGATCAACAATTTTCGCACGGCGCAAAGCCTGGCCGAGTTCAAGGCGATGGAAAGCCAGTTGCAACAGTCGCTCTCAACGGCGACCGTGCAAAACACGTCTCGCCCCGGTGCACGGTTTTTCAACCTTGGTGCCGAAAAGAGCGAAGAAGAAGTTCTGGACCAGAAAACCGTTCACAAGTACGGCAGCCTGGAGCGTGAGCTGGGCACGAAGAAGTACGAAGCCATTTCGGACTATTCTTACAAGGCCGCTGTGGAAAACGCTCTTCGCTATGGCTGGAGCGGCCTGAACGGCGCGGAACTGAAGGCTCTCGATTCCGGTGCTGACGAACGCGGTGCTGTGACAGCCCCTGCCGAAGTCATCAACACCATCGTGACGCGATTGAACGCCCCGACGCGGGTCGGTGGAATCGTGCGTGAGATCAACACGTCTCGCGATTCGATTCAGTTCTTCCGCAACGCTTACGACTCTGACGACATGTACACCAACACCTTCCGCCGCATCGCGACCGGCTCTCGCCCGGCCACGGACACGGAAGCGCTGGTGACAAACGCCGGCCAGGTGACGATTGAACCCGTCAAAATTCAGGTTCACACCTACATGATGGTTGGGCAGATCGAAAACGACCTGCTCATGGACTCGTCTTTCGACTTGATGAGCTGGTTCACGAACGAGATTTCGAAGTCGGCGGCTCAAGACCGCGACAACGACATCATCAACGGAACTGGCGTCGGCCAGAACATGGGCGTGATGAATTACGTCGGCACGGGGAACACGTTCTCGGTTTCGACGGTCAACTCCGGCGACGCCAACACGCTCACCGTGGCCGGCCTGGCGAACCTGCTCTGGGATCTGCCGGAACAGTATTGCGAAAGCGCCGTGATCACCATGAACCGGACTTATGCCGGAAAGGTGATCGCTGGCCTTCGTTCCAGCTCGGGTCTGCGGGTTTATGGCGACATGGACGCGGCCAACGGTGCGTCGATGGTCGGTCCGTCGGGTCAAAAGCTCGAAGGATACCCGGTCGTTTACAGCTCCAAGATGCCGACCGTCGCGGCCAACAACTACCCGATCCTGTTCTGGGACCCGTCGGCTTACATCAGCCTGACCCGCCAGAACATCTCGATCAAGATCTTGGATCAAACACGTGCCAAGCAGAACATGACCGAAATTGTAGCCAAGATTCGCTACGGTGGCGACCTGGTTGAGCCTTACAAGTGTCGCGCCCAAAAGGTTTCTGCCTGATATTGACCGACTCGAAAGGACGGAGGATAGACAGTCATGTTGATGAGTAATTTGCTTTCGACGACGGTCAAGCTGCAGCGCGTTCTGAACGCGACTGCGGCGGGTACCACCTCGGTAAACACGTCGTCGGTTGACCTTCAAAACAAGGACGGCGCTCGGTTTGTCGTCGCCTTCGGCACGCTCACTGCGGGCCAGGTTACGTCCGTCAAGCTCCAGGGCTCGACGGACAACTCGACTTTTTCCGACCTGCTCGACCCCGACACCGGCACCGTGATCACAAGCGGTGCGCTGGCCGACGGCGACTCGAACAAGGTTGTTTCGCTCGAGGTGTACAAGTGCAAACGCCGCTACGTGCGGGCCGTGGTCGTTCGCGGCACGCAAAACGCGGTCATTGACGGTGCCTGGGCGGAGATCCCGCAGCGGAACATGCTGCCCATGACCATCGACACAACTCAGGCAAAAGCCAACGTTGTGAGCGGCTATTCCTACACCTGATCTGGCGAGATCTTGCCACAATGGCTTCCCTGATCGTTCCTTCGGACCTGCCCGACTCGCTTTCGAGCAGGTCCGATATTGTTGAAATCATCGTCGCCGTGAGCAAGTTGGCCGAGCAATTCTGCCGGCGAACTTTTTCGCGTGAAGTGAATCGTGTTGAAACGCACTCGGGCGGCGACTATTCCGTCCTCTTTCTGCGACTGACTCCGGTCGAATCAATCGCCTCGATCACGCACGATGGGCAAACTGTGTCGGCTTTCATGTTCGACCCGACGTCCGGCAAAGTGCAGCGCGGTGATGGGCGCGGTCATATCGATTTTGCCGATTGGTTCCCGGCCGGAACCAATAATATCGTGATCACTTACACAGGGGGTTTCGCTCGAATCCCCGACGAAGTAAAATCAGTGGTGAAAATTGGTGTCGCTAACTATGTTCGGGAGCTCGGCCGCGATGCTGGGCTGAAGTCGGAAAACATCGGTGGTGAATATAGTTGGGCGGCCAAAGACGACGACGGAGACCCGTACCGCATTTTCGGTAATGCCGGAAAAGCGATTCTGCGAGGCTTCCGGCGATCTGGCAAAACGGTGATCGGCTGATCATGGCATTCGAAGACTACCTGACACAAACCTGCAATGTCTTCATTTCGGACAACACCCGCAACAGCGCGGGTGCGGTTCGCGGCGATGCATTTTTGCCGTTTTTGTCGGGCATCGCGTGCTCGGCTCCGATCCCCCTGGACAACTCCAAGGGCGAAACAGTCGGCCGTGATGGTCTCGTGCTGGATCACAAGATCCTGATGGCCGGCCCGCGCCGCAGCTTGACGGTTCAACACCAGATTCGAATCGGCTCCCGTCGGTTCGATGTCGATTCCGAGCTCGACCAGGTTGGCTTCGGGCGTGTCATCAAAGTCCTTTGCCGAGAGGTGGTGGGCTGATGTCATTCCAGATCAACGAAGGCGGCATGGCCGAGATTCATGGCGACTACATGCGCCGCGTGGATGCGGCGGCCCAGGTGGTCAAGAATGAGATGGTCAGGCTTTTGACCTTGAACGACGGTGCCTCGATGCGGACGTTGGTCGATAAGACGACGGGCCGCAAGCGGAAGAGGCTGAAATATGGCGTGCGGCGTTCGAAGCCGGGCGAGAGTCCATACAAGCAGACGGGCATGCTGTCGCAATCAGTGGCGATCGAGCGGCGGCCGGAAGACTTGACCTGCCGAATCGGCGATGGCGTGTTTTACGGTGCGATTCTTGAACTTGCACTGGACCGCCCGCACATGCGTCTCGCCTTGGATAACAAGCTGGAAGACGTGGTAAGGATTTTAGGGGGCTGACCATGACGCCGGGCAATTGGCCGCTGACGATCATTCAGGGGCAGTCAAAAAAGGTCTCGATCACCTGGAACGGCAAAGACCTGACCGGGTGCACCGTGCGTTATTACGGCAAAAACAGCCCCGCCGACGCTTCGCCGGACTACCTTTTGACCGACACGAACGGCGGAATTACTTGGCTGACACGCTCGCCAGGCAAGTTCCAGATCAATTACACACCGACGGTGACTGCGAACATTGCCGAGGGGTCGAGCTATCACTTTTTGTGGGTGGATTTTGCCAACGGCGACAGCTTTCCGCTTTTATCCGGCCCTGTCCAGTGCTCGAAAGGGTGATCGATGGCTGACCAGGTGTTGGTGACGATTGACGGCGACGACGTGACGGTGGTGACGGCGGCTGAGCAGGGCCCGGCCGGGCCGGCTGGGTCGTCAGTTCCAGCCACGCCGAGCTCGCTGGGCGGGGTGATTGTCGGCAACACTTTGACGGCTGACGCAAACGGCATTTTAAACCTGCCCAACCTGACCACAGCGGGCAGTGCGGGAAATGCAACCCGAAGCATTATCTTGACGCTTGATGCCCAGGGCCGCGTGTTGTCGGCCACGCCCGTGTTGATCACGCCCGACTGGACGAACGTGACGGGCAAGCCGTTATTTGCCACGGTTGCGACCAGCGGCCTTTACAGCGATCTGACGGGACTGCCGAATCTTTCGGTTTATCAACTCCAGTCAACCAACACATGGGCGAACCTGACGGGCAAGCCGACTCTGGCCAACGTGGCCACAAGCGGTGCTTATGCTGACTTGAGCGGCACGCCGAACCTGAGCATTTATCAGACGATTGCAACAAACACGTTTGCAAATTTGAGCGGGGCTCCAAACATGAGCCTGTATTACTTTGCAAACAATCCCACCGGCTTTATCACAAGCTCGGCACTCTCGCCATATCTTCAGTCAGCCACGGCGGCGGCAACCTACCTGCCAACGGCAAATTTCACGTTCAACAATATTACGGGCAAGCCGACAACGCTTTCAGGTTATGGCATTACAGACGCTTATGCCAGCAGCAACCCGTCCGGTTTTATCACTGCATCGGCACTGACCACCTACGCTCCGCTGGCCAGCCCCTCGCTAACCGGCACGCCCACGGCCCCAACAGCGGCAAACGGCACGGCAACCACGCAACTGGCTACAACCGCATTTGTTGCGGCGGCAATTTCAGGCTATGTGACGGCATCCACAGCCAATAGCACATACGCGCCGATCACAACCACGGTCACGCTGACCGGCGTTCAGACTTTGACAAACAAGACGATCTCGGGGGGCACGCTTTCGGGCTCTACCACGTTTCAAGGCGATTCTGACCTCTCCGGCTATCTGCTTCAACACGCGGCGGTTTTACCGAAAACGGTATCGGCAACGGCCTACACGCTGACTCAAGCCGATTGCGGTTCAACCCTGATCCTAACGGGCACATCGGCTCAGACGATCACCGTGCCAACGGGGCTGATGCGCGGTTATAACGTGACGATCTTTCAGAAGTCAGCATTTTCATCGACAATTTCCGCCGCTTCAGGCGTGACTCTTTACGCCAAAAACGGGCTAAAAACGAGCGGGCAAAACGCCTTGATCGGCATCGTGGACACGGGCGATGCCAACCCGCCAACCGGTTTTGCAGTGGGCGGGGACACCGCCACATGATAGCCCGCCCCGGCACAAGCCCGTTCATTTTCCGCAAGCCTGCCACGGCTTCAAGCGTGCCTACGCCCACGGTCTATTGGGAAGCTAATTTTGGCGTTGTTACGACCACCAACGGCACAACGGCGGATAGCTCGCCCGTCAGTGGTAACAAGGTGCTTTCTTGGACTTCCAAGGATGCATCGGCAACGGTAGCCAGTTACGGCACGAACGCAAACAGGCCCACGTACTATGCTCCAACATGGGGCAAGCCTTACTTGACATTTGACGGGACGCAAAACCAACGGTTGGAAACGACCGGTTTTGTCTCGACCTTTAATAACGCTCAACAATATACAATGGGGGTTTCGCTGCGCACGGCCGCGGCTTATTCAGGCTATCGCAATGAGTCTTATCTCTGGCTGAACAGCACCGGAAACTCGGGTATCTTGCAGGCTGGCCCAAGTGGGGCTGGCTACAGCGTGTTTGCAGGCGGTGTCACATACATGGGTGGCACGCGAACCATTGTGTCTTACAGCGGTGAATTGAGCAGTGAAAGTACGTTGTTTGCCTCGTTTTCAACAACTGCAACCGGATCTACCGCCGCATCATCAATCACAAAGATCTATTTCAATGGCGCCCTGGTGGCCTCCGACACCGCATCCACGGCTACGCCAAACTATTGTGACAAGATCATTATTGGTGGCACACAGGACACCAGCAGTTCAAAAACAAAGGACTATTACGGCGTTTATTTATACTCCACCCAATTAAGCGATGCACAGGTTGCAACCGTCCACAGTGATATCAGTTCACGACTTTTTACGCTTTCGCTGCCCGTCTCTGGTGCGGCCTTGTGGCTCGATGGCAGCCGCCAGACCGGACTTTGGGACACGACCGCACTTGGATCTAATGTCTATTCCAATGGTGGTGCAATCGGGCAGTGGAACGACCTTAGCGGGAATAGCAAAAATGCAATAGCTGGAACAACCGCATATAGTTCAACCAATAGGCCAACTTGGAATAGTCCTGCCGTTGGTTTGAACGGGCTTGGAACTTTGAAGTTCAACGGGACTTCAAACTATATGTTTATTCCAGCCTCAAGCTATTCCGCATACACGCTGTTTATTGTTGCTCAAAACAACGACCTTTCAAACGGGTCGGTTCTTTTGGGGAAATCTTCTGGTTCTACAGATTACGTCTTGATGGGTTCTGTTTTTCGTGTTGAGATGACAAGCACATCAGATCAAATAAACACGGCACGAACAAATAACACCGCATGGAATTATTTGACTTGCAAATATGATGGCAGCAGTGGAACGCCGTATGTCAACGGGGTGATAGGCACTGTAAAAACGGGAATATCAGGATCGACACTTGATTCAAATTGTATCGGATATTACGCGACAGCAAGCTACATTCTTGACGGTCAAATTGCTGAACTGGTGCTATTCAACAGTGCTTTGAATGACACCGACAGGGCATCTGTAGAATCATATCTCAAAGCCAAGTGGGGCCTATAATGCAATCGCCCATGTTGATCCACTTCGCAATCACGCCCGACAAAGCCACGGCGTTTGAGTCCTGCCTTTTCGGCACGCCCACAATAAAACTCCGCGACAAAACCACCGGAGCCGCATGGCTGGGGGCTTCCACAAGCTGGTATCTGGAAACCGAGCTGACCGACGGCATGGGCCACCGCAAAGCCTGCCTCGCCAGTTTTTCAGCCTGGTACAGCGTCGCGGCCTACAAGCTGCAAACAGGCGTGGTCAATGGCGTTCCAGTTTTTACGGAATTCGCCGTGCCGATTATCGTGGAAAACAATTGCGGATTGCCAACGCAATCACCGGATCAAGGCTTCGCGGCGTTTCTGGCAGCTTGCAACCTTGAATTGATCTCCAACAGCAGCACGCCACCCGCAACCGGCGGCGGCAACGGCACAATCTCCGGCAACGGAACGCTCTCATGACATTCTCTAAAGCCGCCCGCAACTTCACAATCTTGATGACAATTGCCATCACGCTCTTGA